CTGAAGAGCAATACAATCAGTTGCGTATGTTAGTTCCTGATTCTGTTGATTGGGAGAACTTTAAAGAGTATGATGATAACGTAGAAGGTGTACAGACGTTGAGTTGTACTGCCGGAGGTTGTGAAATATGAGTGTAGAACTAAGCGTTATTAAAGGGTTTGGTGTTGGTGTAGAGTACGTTAACGGTGAGGATATAGGAGACGATGATGTATCAGTCTATGTAGTAATTGACTTAGGCTTCTTAAGATTTTTGTTTACTACGTACAAATCCGATTAACTGTGTAAAATATTACACAATTTGTAATGTGACAGGACTAGTAGAATTTTCAATGATAGGCATTACTGAACTCATTGCTGTTTTACTAGATCCTATCCAATCTGATTGACCATCCCATGTCATCCCAACGAGTATGCATCCTTCAGTATTCTTGGAAGAGTTACCTGAGTGTATCCGTACACCAGTAAACCCATCGACATCAGCGAGTATAGGTAGTCTAACCTTAAATCTGTTGGACAAGGTAACAGAAACATTGTAAGTTCCTCTAGGGATTGCTGTTTCATTCTGTACCTTCCATGAACTAACTGGTTGACCTTCTACTTCTCTGACCTTATCTTCTAGTGTATAGCACAACGGAGATAACCCATACTTAGTCTCTTCGTATAACTGACCTATTGTGAATGTATCACCTTCATGTATACGCTTGAGTATCAGGTTCATTTAATACCTTTGATCTTCTCAAATGTTCTTAAACTACCTAAGCCCAGTAATGCAAAGACTAACTCCATTAGGATGTCTGACAGCAAAGCAGGAGGAGTGATAGGTAATTTGAATGTAGCTACAGCCCATAACAAGATGTTATATAGCACGAAGTTATAGAACAATCCAAAGACACAGATCCATCCTATAGCAGGTCTCCATCCGGATTTGAACAAGTTCTCAGACTTAGCTTCTTCTTCATTAACTTTAATTTGTGCTAATGCTAGTTGAAAGTCTTGGTCTTGAGCAGCTTTGTATAGCTCTGCTTGTGCCTTCTCTCTAGCATCCTTATCAGGAATTACTTTGTCTAGTAACTTAGCACCAATCTCAATGATAGATAATACTGGAATCATTTCTCTTTCTTCTTTCTCTTCTCAGCACGTGCATCAATCTCATCAAGCATCTCGATGTACTTATCTCTAGCAGCGATAGCTTCGTCGAATCCTCTAGGTTTCTCAGCTCTGTTAGCACGTTGAATATACTTATCTAAAGCTGCTAAGTCTTGTCTAATCTTACCCATCTTCTGAGATTCAATATCGCTTGCCATCAAGTCATAGATTCTAATACCTGTGAAGTACTGACCCATACGTTGTTCTTCAGGTAAGTCAACACGTGCTTCTCTTGATTCACCAAAGATACTAGGTGTTGTTGTTATCTCACCTGTTTGTAAGTCACGTTCACGAGTACCAAAGATACCACCCGGATTAGTACGGTCAACTTCACTGACAAGAACAATGTTAGATAGTAACTTAGCTAAATGTACTGGCATCTTTACACCTAGCATGTCAGCACTTTCATCAGGGAACTTCTCAATGTTCTGTCTTCTGAAGAAGTCATAGTTTGTTAAGTACTCAATCGGTGCTTTAAGAATAGGGTTAACACCTGCCATAGCAGTTGACGCACCTTTAGATAGCTTACCTTCTTCAACAGCATCAGGTAGGCTTGATGTGTTTAAGTACTTTGTAAACACTTGCAAGTCAGAGAACGGTAACAAGTTCTGTAATGTAACAGCACTGAAGCCACCTTCAGGAGCACCCGGCAAGAAGATAGGCATACCTTCTCTGATGTATTCAGGCATCTCACCTTGGTCAGGTACTTGTGCTTGTGCTTGCATGTTCTCTTTGAATAGGTTAATCTTATTAACTTTATCCGGATGAGTAACAATAGATTCTAGTTGTAAAGGAATGTTCTTACGTGACCATGTATAGAAAGGCATTACACGTTTCAATACATCACGTTCAAACGGAGCTAGATCACCGTAGTCAAACAAGTATTTCTGTACATGAGCAGCAGCTTCATCGTAGTTCTTACCCTTCTTCAACTGATCAAAGAACAAAGCAATACGAGCATTATCTTCTAATACAGTACCTACAGCATAACCTGCTTTCAGGATAGGGTTCTCTGTACCTGCTGTAACAGAAGCTAGACGTGGTAAAGTAAGCTTTGATAACTCTTCGTTAACAGTCTGTTGTATTTCATTGAAAGACTTACCTGCCCTAACTTCTCTAGTCACACTTCTAATCATACCCGGCTCAAGTTGACGCTCAAGGTTACGAGCAATGTCTCCACCGTATTGACCTTCACCAATCACACCACGAGTAGCCATAGCTTCGTATAGTTCATTGACAGGTCTGCCTATCATCTGACCATCTAGTTTGTTCTTACCTAGTTTAACTTGGAATGCAGCAGCTTCACCATATCTAACTGGATTCTCTAGTCCACCTAAGTAAGCATTCCATACGTTACCGACTACGTTCTTAGAATGATAAGCAGGACGTGCACCTAATGACCACATCTTCCACCAGTTTGTAGCACCGTCTAAAACCTTAAGAACTTTACTCATCTCAGCATCGTTAGTCAATGCACGATATGAACGATTCAAACGACGAGCTACTTCAGGAGCAAACTTCATTCCCGGAATCTCAGGTACAGTTACGTAACTAGCAGGTGCGTTCTCAGCACGAACTCCTAATTCAGTAGCATCATTCAAAAACTTCTTACCTGCAATAGCAGTAGCTGCTCGATACTCAGTTACACCAAGCATAACAGCAGGATCGTCCAAGAAGAACTTAGATGTACCACCAAGGTTCTTAGCGTTAATTTCAGCTACTGTACCTTCAATCTCACGAGTCAATGCTTGTGGAGTCTTAGCAGATGGACGGATACCAAAGAAGTTAGAACCGCCTTTAAGTAAGTCATCAGCTTCTTTAGTTAAGATGTGAGGCATATAAGTCTCACCTAAGTCACCAATCTGAACACCAACAGCCTTCTGCTCTTCAAGCAAGGCACGATTACGGTCAATGATTTTAGTTTCTAGTTCTCCGACTACATCATCAGATAGCTTAGCTGTCTCAATGTCTTGTACTATCTTAGCTTTAAGAACATTAGTATCGTATCCAGTTTCTTTTGCTAATGCTGCAATCTCATCATCAAAAGCTTTCGTAGTTTTGAAAGCTTCCATCTGTGCTTTGTCTCGTAAGTATCTATATTTATTAAACAAGTCCTGTGCTTTTTGTACATCGCCTGTATTAATATTGAATGCACGGAACAATTCATTATCAGCTAGACGACCCGGAACAGACACAGAACCTGACACAGTCTTAGCTGTGTTCTTGATTGTGTTTACAGTACCAGCAACTACTTCAGCTTTAAGCGGATCAGCAAGCACGTCACCAGCGAAGCCAATCAAAGCAGCCTTAACTGGGTTATTACGACGGAAGTCATCAGATAATAACTCTTGAGTAGAAGCTTTCTCTTGACCTAGTAAGCCACGTTCACCAGCTTTTAAAGCTCTCTTAGTGTTCTCGTCAGATAAGAATACAAAAGGATTACCTGTTCTCTTAGCTTCTGCCTCGGCATCTGCATTAAACAAGTTCTTAATTGTTACAGCTTGTGCTTGGAACGGACGTTGAAGAATATCAATAGTATCTAGAAGGAAGTTACCAGTAGTCTTACCTGCCTTTTGTACAGGCTCAGGTAATGACTGATAAGTATCCTTAACAAAACCACCAATCTTTACAGCTACGTCTTTAACAGAGTCAGGGATAGCTTCACCGATTGCTGTAATAGCATTGCGGTTTACTTCCTCTACGGTCGGAGGAGTAGATCCTAGATACGCAACAGGATCGAACTTCTTCTCTTCGTCCTCTTTTGTTGTTCCTAAATACGCATCTGGGTTAAAGCTACTCGTCGTTCCTAAATATTGATTAGGATCAAATGCCATTATTTAACTAGTCCTTTTGCTTTTAAAGCATTACGTACAGCACCTGCTCTCGGATCGTTAGGATTGCTACGCAGCCAGTTCAAAGCTTCTTCGTCCTGTGGTGTCACTTTAACTGCGTCTGCCTTCGGAGTTTCTTTCTTAGGTGCAGCAGCTGGAGCAGCAGGAGCTTTATCTCCCAACGCTGCATTAATAGTAGCTTGGTCAACACCTTCAAGTGCTTTACGCTGTGCTTGAATAAGTGATGACATGAATCCCGGTGTGAACTTTAACTGATTAGGAATCTTCTGTTCATTCAATGGCTTCAAGTAATCTAATCCGTTCACTTGGAATACAGCTCTTGAAGATAACACATCTTGACTTGCACCAGCTAAGTCTTGTTGTACTTTCTTAATATCTAGATTCTTCTTAGTAAAGTCTAAGTCTTTCATCTCTAGATTCTTCTTAGCTAGCTGTAGATCAATAGCTTCTTTCTCTTCCTTCTGAGCTTTATCCATCAAAGCAGTCTGACCTACTTGAGACAACTGAGCAATCTTCTTATACTCAGGAGTTGCTTCAAGTCTTTTCATGATAGACTCAGGAATAGGTTCACCTGAAGCAGGATCGTATCCTTCTTTAGCGTAGAGTAACTTAGCTCTGTTCTCTAGACGAGTAGTTAAAGGTTGTAGTTCAATAGCTAAAGCTTCTGGATTTTCTTTTACATACTTAGTATCAGCTTGCATAGCTGTACGTTCTTTAGTCTCAGCATCACGAGCCATAGCAGCTGCGTTAGTCTTAACCATACTCATAGAGTCAGGTAAGTTCTCAGAAATGTAACGAAAGTAATCAGCAGAGTTAGGAGCAAACTGTTGTAAAGCGTCATTAGATACTTTGTTTAATTGCTCTTGCTGTGTAGCTGCTGTGCTTTCACCGCCAAACAAGCCACCTGCTAATTGACCAATACCAATACCTACTTTTTCCCAAGGAGAAGAAGCACCTGAATATAAGCTAGTCCATAGTTTCTGTCTGTTACGTTCTTCTTCTACTGGATCAAAGCCTAGTAGAGAAGAATAAGTTGTTCTAGTTACAGCCATTGTTATCTCCTATTATTTCTTACCGCCAAATGCAGCACCAGTACCTTGAATAATACCTGCAAGTAACTGAGCATTAGCAGCGTTAGCAGCTTGAACACCACCGTATTGAGTCTGAGCAGCTTGACTAAATAATCCTGAAGCAGCGGTTTGACCCGGCTGTTGAGCAGTACCAAGTTGTAGACCAAGTTGATAAGGCTGTTGAGCAAGACCTTCAACCTGACCTGACAATCCAAGTAAGTTCTGTAGAGGTGAATAAGCAGCAGTTTGACCTGATGTTAATGTACCTAACAATCCAGCACCTTGACCGAACAAGTTAGCAGCTGATTGTTGTTGAGCTTGTACAGCAGCATCTGCACCTGCAGAAACCTGTGCTTGTTGTTGTGCTAGTGCATTATAGTATGCAGCCATCTCTGGGTTAGTAGCTTGCATGCCACCTGCTTGTGTACCGCCTGTAGCTAAACCAGTACGACCTGTTTGGAATAGACGGTTACGAATACCTGAAAGTGTTTGTTCTTGCATAGGAGCAAGAGCAGCTTGTTGACCTTGGATATAACGCTCTCTAGCAGCTTGAGGAGATTCAGCTAGTTGCTGTGCACCCATACCAAACAATGCTTGAGCAGCACCAGCCAAAGGCATATACTGATCAGCAGTGTATTCACCTAGTTGTAGTCCTTGACCAAACTGACTAAACAGTTGGTTCTGTAATGCCTGTAATTCAGGAGCAGCTTCATAGCTTGCACTCTCAATGTAAGGCAAACCAGTAGACGGATCGGTTGCACGACCGAACTGAGAAGTACCGAACCTAGTAGTCATTCCTACTGGACGGAACGCAGCAGCCTGAGCAGCCTGTCTCTGTTGTTCTGCTGCTGCATTAGCAGCTCCAATTGTTTGTTTAGCTCCAGTAATAGAGCCTAGAACTGATCTGACTGCACCACCCATTATAAACTCCTTGTGTAGACTAAGCCTACTTTTCCATTGTTTAAATTCATTTTATCTAAAACTCTCCATCCAGTTACTTCACCAAACTTAGCTAACTTCTTATCATCTTCTTCTACTAATGCTACTAGAGGGATGTTAACTAAGTGCTGTAATAAGTTTAAATCTTCTAAGTACTTTGTCTTTACTTCACTAGACCATCTATGTACATCTGTATGAAACCACAACATACCTGCATAGTTCTCTAAGTACATTGTGTAATCAATTCTATTAACTACTGGTACTTTACCAAGAGAGTGAGACATAACCTGTTCCACCAACTAGACCTGTACCACCGTTAGCTGCTCCACCAATACAGTTACCACCTAGACCACCAGCACCATATCCAGTTCCGTTCTGTCCTTTACCATCATAACCTTGACCGGCTGTGTTACGATTAACCATCCAAGAAGCTGTATTAGATCCTGCAACACCACCCGGAGAACCACCTGAGCCACCAAACGCTGGGTTGTTGTCACCTGCCACACCTGCACCGCCTGTTCCTCCAGTAGCTGAGAAGAGTGTTGTAGCTCCTCTTTTTAGAGTTGTTGTACCGCCTGTCCCACCTGTACCGTTACTAGAAGCACCAGTGCCACCTGCACCGATTGTAACTGTTAATGTTTCGCCCGGTGTTACTGCAATCGTTTGAGTAGAATAAAAACCACCAGAACCACCGTTAGCTGCTCCATGTCCATCACCGCCAAAGACTGAACCTCCACCGCCACCACCAGCTCCTACAAGCAAAGGCATTGATAAACTATAAATACCGTTAGGAACTACAAAAGAATAAGTACCTGCAGTTGCGTAAGCTTGTGTACCTGATTCAGGAAAAGCTTTCTTCCACACACCAGCATCCTTAACATAAATCTCTTTAGATGCTTTCCAAGTTCCAGCATCATAAACAAAGATTTCTTTAGCTTCTTTAAAGACACCGCCATCTTTAACAGATATAGTAGGCATTATTAAACCTTATACCAAACATCACCGTTTGAACCACCTGTAGGAGAACTTGTTGATACTGTTCTAGCACCTACAGAGTTTGAACCGGGTGTTACACTATTAATAGAACCAGTAATACCTGCTACTGTACCACCAGTAATTGCTACAGCACTTGCATTCTGTGAAGACATAGTACCAAGCGTACCTGTAGCAGTAATAATCTCTGCTTTAACATAAGCAGTATTAGCTACCTGTGTTGTATTAGAACCAGCTGTAGCTGTAGGAACTGCAGGAGTTCCTGTAAATGTAGGTGATGCTAAGTCAGCTTTAGAACTGATAGCACCTGCAATAGCATTGAACTCGTTATCTATCTCAGTGCCTTTAACAATCTTGTTAGAGTCACCTGAAGGTAGAGTATCTTTAGTTGCGAAGTTAGTTGATTTTACATAAGAACTCATAGTAATGTCTTTCCTGTTTTAAGAGCGAAGTCAATCTTTTGTATTGATAAGGGTGTACCATCAATGTCTGATTCAAAACCTAACTGTAATACGTTACCAGAACCAGAGGCAGGGATGTTAGCTGTATCTAAAGCAATACCGTTAGTGTATGTTGCAATGTTATATTTTGCTGTACCATATTCAAATACTTCTACACGCTGTAATGTAATACCACGAGAGAAGTAGTTACGAGTATAGTCATAACCCCATTTAATAGCGATAGGCTGAGCTGAACCACCAATAGCTACTACGTTAATCTTCTTTAGAATCTTAATAGTTGTAGCTTGATCAAAGTCAAAGTAGTTAGTAAAGTAAGACATACGATAACTAGCACCGTTGTCTTCATAGTTATTATACTTACCAATGTATCCTGCTTTACCAATATACAATTGTCTATCTTGTGTTACACAGAATGCTGTAGGATTAATCTGTTTCCATACAGTAGTTCTTGCTGCACCATTCTCTAAAGAACCTCTAGTATCAAAGCAATAAGTAAAACCTGAACTAGGTAATGACAATAAGTAAAAAGCATCCGTAGGAAAGTAAGTAGCCTTGATACCTTTAAGCTGCTCAGATGCTACTAGTGTTAATAATTCATCACGTACATTCTTTGATACATCTCTGAAGGGTAATGATTTCTCTTGGATGACACGTTGTAAAGACTGCACACCAGTGCTAGACAAAAACAATAGATCAGTACCGATAGATGCTACAGAATCTCTAGCAATGCAACCAACACCTATAATAGTATCAGATAATGTTAAAGCTGATGGATCAACTGGATTAGCATAAATAATAATATGCTTTGTACAGAAGATAATCAAGAAACCATTATGAGCAGCTATTGATACAATAGGATCATTATTAGGAACAACTTCACTAATATCTAAATATCCTGAAGTACCTGTCTTCCATTCAGCAGGATTTAACAAGTCACTAAAGTAAACTGTTTGTCTATCATTAGCAATATCAGCAACCCATACTCTACCATAAGCTGTCATTACACAGTTAGGAGTGAAACTAGTTACGGTATAACTACCAGGTAAGTTAGTTGCAATATCACCAAGTCTTTGTAATCCATAAGAACCTGTATGAGCATGAGCTGTAGCACCTAGCTTGTGGTAAACTAATGCAGGATGTCCTTCTTGTACTAAGATTCCATGACCTGATGGAGTAGCTCCGGTATCATAAGGCATCCCACTAATCTGCCAGTTATCATCACTAATAGTATATGCTAAATTGGCAGTATCAGTACTATTACGAATAACTCTTTCAGTTAAAGTAGTAGTACCTGTATATAACTTATTGTTAGCTGCAGAGATAACTTCAATACCATCATCTTTAACTAGCTCATAGATGGCTTTAAACGCACCTGTAGACGCTGCAGTAGTATTCACTGGAGTCCACCCCTTACGTGCTCCAATACGTCCATAGCGATCGATTACACAGTTATTAGCCTCTAGTGCAAAACCAGAAGATAATTGAACTGAGGAATCTTGGCTATTTAATCCGTAGAAACCCGGAGCAGCAATTGATCCTGTTACAATTTGTTCAGCCATTATACTGAAAACCACTGACTTTCTTCTTCGTATCTGCTGCTTTCAATTGCAATAGCATCAGCCAAAGACTGGTTATAAATAGCGTACATTTCGTTAGATTGAATACCGCCATCTTCACCACGTTCTGCCATAGCTCTTGCTACAGCATTAAAGATTACTGGCTCTTCAGGCACTAATAGCATATCAGCATCAGCAGCTAGTTTGGCTTGTGGCTTGATTACGTTAAATCTTATGTTATAAACACCATTAGGGATAGGATATAAATCTACCTGAGTATCTCCATTAGCGTCTGTACCGTTAAAGTTGTAGTATCTTGGTGAACCTTGATCAGAAGATGTCAACAAGAATAATCTATTCATCTCTTGTACTGTTTGATACTTAAGGTTAAAGTCATCAGTATCGTTAAGTACATCAATAATACGGAATCTTTGACCTGATCCTACAAGTACATAGTTAAAAACAGTAGCACCTGTAACAGCTGTAAGAGTGTCAGATAAGGCATTCCAAGCGTATGAATCTTCTACTTGTCTCTTAGCATCGTTAACAAACTCACCAATAAGCTTTGAATAAGCGTTATCTGCTACAGATGAAACCTCAGTTTCACGTAGTCTTCTTAGTACGCTGTTAACTAAACCGATATAATTCATAGTGTTCCTGTTTTTCTGTGTATATTATAACATACTTTATTTAAAAAGTCAAGCTTTATTTATTCTTTTTCTTAGCTTTACCAGCTTTTTGCAGTGCAATAGCTACTGCTTGTTTCTGAGGTCTGCCTTCTTTAACCATCTTGCTGATGTTAGAAGATACTGTCTTGTCTGATTTACCTTTTTTGAGTGGCATAATTACTCCTTAAGAGACGTGTTGATAAGATGTTGTTTGGTCTATTTCCATAGTCAGTATAACTGACATAGTAGAACCTGTCTCTGATATTACTGTTATATAATCATATTCATCCATTACCAAACGACCAGTTAAGAATTGAATATAATTATTATTACCAGAGTTTAAAGAATGCGAGTGAATAACAGTTATATTTGCATTATTACTCTTATCGTACCATGTAGCAGTCACTGTCTTACCAGAACCTGTGCTATTGCTGATATGTAATAAAGTACAAATAGCTTTACATCCTTTAGGTACAGTATAAATTGTTGTAAGAGTATTCGCTACAATGTTCTTACCTACTGTAAGTTCTCTCATTTAATTGTCCAGTGACTAGTAATGTATGTGATAATACCGCCAACTCCAGAAGCAATGACCATGCCCATCCAGAAGCCACCTTTAGATTTATTAGCGAGTTCTAACAGAGACTCCATGCCAACTTCTAGTTTGTCTATCTTCTTTTCCATAGCCTCTACCTGAGCAGTAAGCTTACCGTACTTGTAGAGGTCTACACCGTTCTCTGTTGTCATAATGTTCCTGTTATAAATAATAATTGCCATGAAGCAGGTAACTCTAAAGTAGATACTTTTAAATTAGTCAAATCAGCTTCTTGAAGTTGTTGTTCTACTTCTGAAACAGTAAAAGCAGCTTGCATAGAGTTATTAAAATCTGTTCTAAACTGTTGAAACTTATCTTCTGGTGAATATGTATTAAGAATATTTAGTCTAGTGTTTAGGTCTTCCACCCTCACCATATCCATAATTAATACTTTAGTTCCTGGTTTGCCTACTTGTTTTACAGTATCCCAAAGAACACTTGGGTTAGCTAATTGATGTAATAGCATACTGCTAATAATTCCATCATATTTCTGAGTAATAGTTAAATCAGGAATGGTTCTGTTTTCTAAAGTAACATTAGTTGTAATCTTGCTGTTAGCTTTTTCAAGCATATTTATAGAAGCATCAATACCTGTAAACAATACGTTAGGATATGCAGTAGTTAGACTATGGAAGTAGTCACCAGACCCACATCCAATATCTAAAACAGTACCTTCTGAGTTGATATTTAATTTCGACATATAAATATTTATAAGAGGTGTCTTATCAAACTCAGAGTAAGCTTCTACTTGTAGAGGCTCATTCATCACTTCTGTTTCAAGTATTCTTGGCATGACTATCCTCTTAATGAATTATGTACATTCATCCCAATGACAATACGTTCTTTATCACTTGGGTTTGGTTGAGTTTTATGATATAGCCATCCTGGAAATAACACAAGTTTACCAGGAGCTGGCGACTCTACATGGTCAAAAAAGTACCTACCTTGCTTTGATTCAGCAGAGTTGTATATAGGTAATCTGCCTCTGACTACTTCAAGTGGGTCAACCATAGCTATGCAGCCCATGTCTGGTGTAGCATTTACATAAAAAGAACCAGCAATCTCAAAAGGGTTGTGGTTGTGGTGAATAATGTTCCCACCCTTTGGAGTTAAATTAGCCCACATATGTTCTATAGTTGGTATAGATTGACTGTAAAAACCTAACTCTTTCCAATATTCATTAATATGGTGTTCAATAAACTCAACAATCTTTTGGTTCTTTAAGCGTTTATGCAGGTCTCTTACTTCATGTGGCAAAGTCCCCTCTAAGCTATAAGACCCGTTGAATAACCGATGTTTACTAAAAGCTTCACGGTCAATATCAAAATAAGCACGTATCTCAGATTCTAAATCTGCTTGAATTAGCTCGAAATCTGGAAACTGAGCTGTGTATATTTTAATAGGAAATATCTCTTTAATCATGATACATCCACTAATGCAGTATGTGCGTCACCACAAGTTTCACCTTGCCAACGGATTGTTACGCTTGTCGGGTTAATGCCATCATCCCATTTCTCAAGACTTAAAAACGCACCGCCTCTTTCACCAACATGTAGAGCATGAGTATCCCCGCTATTAATTGTTTGCCCAAGAAGCCCAAAAATATCAACACCAGGCGGTATTAAAGTTGTTACATTGTTCTGCTTTGTACCAATATCACCGCCCAATAACATGATGATATTGTTAACTCCTGGGTGGCTATGATCTGGGGAACCTGTGTGAGGTCTTACTAAGTACAGTTCCGCCTGATATTGGCCTTCTCGATAAAGAACATAGCTGTAACTAATCTCTGTTACATAAACTGGGTCTTCTTTCGGAGGGCGCATTGGCATGCCATTGGATTTGTACCACGCCGCAAATTCTTCAACTGTTTGCCACATTTTTTAACTCTTTCAAGTATTCCATCGTTTTAGTTACATCAGCATACCCAGAGACAACTAAAGAATCTGGGTAAAGTCTTTTTATTAATGCTTCTTGTTTTGGACCAACCGTTTTACCTTTCCATCTAGCCGCTACCGTTGTTGGTGCTAGTGTGTTGTCCCATTTCTGAACCGCAATTAATAAAAACCCTTTTTCATCCCCCTCAAGCCTAAACCCTGCGCCATGACCTTCGCCATCATGAAGAACGTCAGACGCTATTGCAGTGGCAGAACTTTCGTTTCTAAATAACCTTAGTTTAATTACCTCCACACCAGGATGCTCGTGCATTTGAACAAGTGGTTTTGGATGTATTAAGTAATGCTCTACTTGAAACTGACCACACCTAAACATACAGACAGAAGTTGCATCATCAGTTATAAATACCTCATTAACTGACGGCATAAAAACAGGCATACCGTTTTTCACATACCAATTACAAAAGTCACTTACATTTAACCAGTCTTTTTTTAACGGTTGGTTGTTAATATTAAAGCGTTTCATTTAAGTTATTTATTGCTTCATTTAGTATTTCTTGCGGTATCTCAGTAAGGCCTGTTGTTGCATCACCAGAAGTTTCATGACCAAACTCATCTACCTTGGCAACATATAAATAAGCGTTATTTGTTTGCACATAGTACAGTGCCAATGCTGTCTCAAGAATCTTTGCAGGTATATCTTCTTTATTTTCAAGAAAAACATATTGTCCTATTAATGGGTTATAAACTCCGTATTTTTCAGTCATCATCCTAAAGGTCCTAATCTATTTCCAGTAACTGCCCATGTAATAAATCCATTGCCGCTTGTAGCATTGCCTGCTGCGCCACCTGCTGCCCCTGTATTTGCGGTTGAACTTGTTCCACCTGTTGCGCCAGGTGAGCCCCAACCACCACCAGCACCGCCAGCACCTCCAAGATAAGTGGTATAAACTCCGCCTGCGCCACCCGCAGCGCCGCTGCTATTAGCATAATTATTACTACCCGCAGCACCCACTGCTGTTCCAGCGCCACCAGCACCTCCAAGAGATGTGCCTAAACCAGTACCACCGCCACCACCACCGCCACCACCAGCAAAAGAAGCTAAGTACGCTCCAACGGCGTTAGCACCGCCACCACCGCCACCGCCACCACCAGCTATGTAGCTATAGTTATAAATTGTTACAGCAGTACTTACAGCTAAAGCTGTACCCCCGCCAGCGCCAGCTGTTATAGCGGGTGCTCCATTTCCACCGTTACCACCCATACCAACAACATAGTAGTTGTTAATGAACGTTACACCACCTGGCCATGAGCCATCAATAGTTAACGCAGGTGCGCCTGTGGTTGACGAATAAATCCAAACGCCATTAGCTAGTGTTGCAACTACAGGGGATGACTGATTCCACCCAGCATTTACTGCAAGAGTTCTTAAATTAGCTTGGTCTACGTTTGATGAAATGGTAAAGCTAAACGTAGGACTTGCTAATTGTTTCCCATAGAAATCACTGAAGCTAATAGCTCCAGCAGGGAACGTACCTGAACCGCCAGCAGCTG